GACGACGTCCTTCCGGGCGACCCTCGCTTTCTGCAAACTGGTCTACAGGCGTGGAAGGGGCTGCGCGACCTGATGGGTCTGGACGAACCGACGAAGACTGAGAACTCGACCACGGTGACCGTCGTGCGTGAAGACGACGAACTCAGCGACGACGACCTCAAGGAGATCATCAGTGGAAACTACACAGAGCAGGCGAATGGCCTACGCCTCGGAAGCGGCACGCTTGTCCCTTTCTCGACGCTTGGCGCGAACGGAACTGATCCCGTTCGTCGAGTGGACGATGCCGAACTACGAAACGGCACTGCACCATCGGATGATCGCGCAGCATCTGGAGAAGGTTGAACGTGGAGAGATCACAAGGCTCATCATTGAAGCACCTCCGCGACACGGCAAGAGCGAGCTATGCTCGAAGAGGTTCCCGGCGTGGTTCATCGGGCGCAACCCGGAGAAGCAGATCATATGTGCTTCTTACTCAGGTGACCTTGCCTCTGGCTTCGGACGAGATGTTCGGAACATTGTGGATAGCCAGAGGTATCGCGCCCTCTTCCCTTCCGTCTCACTTGCAGCAGACTCACAGGCGGCTTCTCGTTGGCACACTGAGCACGGAGGCGTTTACGTCTCAAGCGGCGTTGGCGGAACTATCGGCGGACGGGGTGCCGACCTCTTCGTCATCGACGACCCTATCCGTGGAAGAGAGGAGGCTGATTCTGAAACCATCAGAGACAAGCTGTGGGACTGGTATCGTTCCGTAGTCTACACTCGCCAGATGTTCGACGACCCGCGCATCGTTGTGATGACGACGCGATGGCACGAGGACGACCTCGTCGGGCGTCTCCTGTCTCTGGCTGACGACGGTGGTGATCAGTGGACACGACTGCAGCTCCCGGCGATCAAGCAGCACGACAACAGACTCTACGCACTGTGGCCTGAGAAGTTTCCGCTCGACCGACTCGAACGGATCAAGACGAACGTCGGGCCTCGCGAGTGGCGAGCACTCTACCAGCAGGAGCCGACGCCAGATGAAGGTGCCTTCTTTCAGAAGAGTTGGTTCCGTCCGTATCACCGCGCTGATGCTCCCTCCAAAGAGCGGCTCGCGATTTTTGGTAGTAGCGACTGGGCACTCACCGCAGATGGAGGTGACTACACAGTTCACTGCGTCTTTGGCGTCGATGATAAGAACGACGTCTGGCTCCTCGACTGGTATCGCGGTCAAGTCGAAGCACTTGAAGGGATGGAGCAGTGGCTCCTGATGGTCGCACGTTGGGAGCCGTTGCGTTGGTTCGACGAGTCAATCTCAATCACGAAGGCTGTCGGATCCTTGCGGCAGCGGATGAAGAGTGAGCACGGAATCAATGTCACCGAAGAACTCATTGTCCCTTCGCACGACAAGGCTACGCGTGCCCGTTCGATACAAGCCAGAGCGCAACAAGGTGCTGTTCATATCCCTTTCTACGAACCGTGGAGCAGCGACCTTCTCGGCGAGCTTCTTAGCTTCCCGACTGGGAAGAACGACGACCAAGTTGACACCCTATCCCTTATCGGGCAGGGACTTGATCTCCTCCACGGCAAGATGACGCCGAGGCAGACGCAGCCTCTGGGACTCGGCGCACCGGAGCAGATCCTGAAGTTGCTTGAGGGGCCGTCTAAGGGACGATATGGAGACAAGGGGTCCAAGCTCCCTCGCCCAGTGTAACGGGCTGTCGTGGCTCTGGGAGCGCGATGACACGGTGAACTGGTGTCACTGGGGCTGGGGGCCGATCCAGTGTGCGCCGGTTTCCATGAGCGTGAGCCTGACGACGCAGAACCCGCGACGCCTCGGAGTGCTGACCGGAGTGACTTGACAGGAATTCGATTCTACGCTAAAGTCATAACATGCGAACCGGTGGACCCGTCGAGATTCACCTGACCACTGGGATTCGCAATGCGCGAGAAGACTCGACAGTATTGGCGCAAGACCATCGACGCGACGAAGACGTGGATGCAGCCGCACCACGATTCGTGGAACGAACTGCTCGAAGCGTATTCGATGGAGTATGGTGACGTCCGGGGAATCGACGAAGACGACGTCGTGAAGCTCTCACGCTTCGTCCCGAAGGTCCGCAAGATCATCGCAGCAACAGCCTACCACTACCCCAAGGTCTTCATCAAGACCGACAAGCCTCCCATCGATCCGCAGACAGGCGCACGCTTCGAGGACGTCGACGAAGCACTGCAGCGTGCAGCCAATCGCGGCATCAAGATTATGAACTGCAAGAACGAAGTGCATCAGGCGATCTTCGATGCGCTGTTCAAGTATCGCGGCTTCATCAAGCTCGGATACAATCCAGAGGGCGACGATGCCATCCCTCCCTACGTCAGCAACGACTACCTCGAACCCGACTTCACATACTGCCGTCACGTTCCATCTGAGAACCTCCTCGTGGATCCGATGGCATCGCCATCGAACATGGCGACGGCTCGCTACATCATCGAAGAGATGATGGTGCCGTTGGAGTTCGCGAAGAAGGACGAGCGGTTCGTTCACCGCAACAGGATGCGTCCGTTCGAGGGAGAGAAGAAGCAGGACCACCTGAAGCAGATGACAGAGCGCATCTCCCAGTCGAACAACGACGAGGAGAAGGAACGCCTGCGCGAGATCCTCGAACTTGGAGAGTATGTCCTGCTCCACGAGATTCACGACAGGATCCACCGCAAGCAGATCACGTTCGCCAACGATGTCGAGGAGCCGGTCGAGGACGTCGACCATCCCTACGCATTCAAAGGCAACGCGCTCTTCGAGGATGACCCTCTCGCAGTGCCCCCACGACAACTCTTCACAGGATTCGATGACGACGAGAGCGTGTCCGGGTTCCTCTGCGAGGGGGGCTTCTGCTATCACTCCTTCCGCTTCGACATCAGCGACAAGTTCTGGGGCGTGCCGATGATGGGCTACCAGAGCGACCTACAGAAGCTCGTGATCGAATCCCTCACGCGCAGCGTCGACATCGTCGGTCGAGGTAAGACCATCGTCACCGTCACCGAAGCAGAGGTCACCGCGAACCCGGACGTCGAAGACGAACTGGCGAACGCGAACGACTTGTCGACCGTGAAGGTGTCGAGTCAGGATGGCGTGCAGGAGCGCGTGCTCGGCGTCGTCCCGCCAGAGCAGAAAGAGATCGAAGCTCGCGCACTGAGCTACGAAGCGGAGATGCTCGAAGTCGGTCAGGTTAACACGGAGACGGCGACGGAGGCGGCAGGATTCCAAGCCGACGCGCAACTCAATCGCGAGTGGATGCAGCAGGCGACACAGGGCTGCTATGAATACATCACGCGCTCAATGCTGTCGATCATCAGCGACCCGCGCTACACGCCAGAGAACTTCTTCGTCAACGTCGCGAAGGAGGGCGAGCCGCCGGTCGAGCAGAGCCTCGCGAACTGGTGGACCGGCGGGAAGTATGAGGTCGAGGTCGAAGCCGGTTCGATGCAGATCCTCGTCGAGCAGCTACGCAAGAACGACACACTGGAGATGGCGAACTTCCTGTCCGGTCGTCCCGGCATCAACGAGCGCAAGCTCACGGAGATGATCGTCGACGCCTTCAACGTAAAGGACGCACAGGATCTCTTCGACGACGAAGTGAACGCCGACGCCATCGCTGCTGCTGATCTTGAGTTCACCCAGATAATGGGAGGGCAGGCACCGCAGGTCACGCAGGGGATGGATCACCGAACCCATCTCAACCGGCACAACGAACAGCGTGCTCAGCTTGAGCAGGCAGTGCAGAGCGGTCAGGTCGCGCCACAGATCCTGCAGGTTTTCGACCAACATGTCGCTCTCCACAATCAGGCACTCGAACAGGGAGCGCAGCAGTTCGGCGCACCACAGGGACAGCTTCCAACGCCGGAGGGACCGCAGTCAATTCTAGGAGCCGTGAGCAGCGCAGGCCAGATGTTCGGCGAAGCTGTCAAGGCTACAGCCGCAGCACAAACTGGGAGAGGCTAACGAATGGCACACGATCCAAACAAGGGCACCGTCGATTGGATAGGTGAAGCGGAAGAGGCACTGAAGCACGTCGACCTCGACAGCGCGGAGGACATCAACGCACTGAAGGCGCAGATGGAAGCGGAGATGGCAATGCCGCGACGGCAGCAGCAAGCACTTGCTCAGCAGCAATTCAATCCTCCGCAGAATCCGTTTCCTGCGACGTCATCGGTAGGACTCAACGATGCAGTCGAAGAACTGCGAACGAAGATCAGCCTCATAAGCGACAAGGTGGATCTCATACTTCAACTCTTTGCAGCGAGGACACAGGATGCGGTCGCAGAAGACGAGTCAGCTACAGAAGGATCTGAAGACGTGCGAAATTCCGATTGACCCCTTCTCGAAGAACGGTCGGGAGTTTCACTCGGAGATGGTGACGGTTCAGCTTCGCGGTCGCGACCAAGGTCGGCGAGCGAAGCGAGTGATCAAGCACTGGATGCGCAAGGGACTGGTGACGGTCAAGGTCGGTGTTGTTGCGGGTCGCCCAGTGAATATGTTCGCGGACATCCGTGGAACGTGGAGGACGATCTACTGTGCGGTATGACCTGCAGTGCCTCGAATGCGATAACGTCCACGAGGTGACGTGCAGCTACTCACGTATGCACGTCGACGCGAAGATCCCCGGTCCTTGGAAGACGCCTCGCTTCAAAGGTCCGTGTCCGAAGTGTGAGCGCGAGACGATTCAGGTGCAGCACTACGGTCTGGGTCAGGAGCGTAACCACATCCATCCGTCGCACTCTGGGATGTATGGCAAGTTCCATCCCGGCTTCGGCTGCGTTGTTCGCGACTACGGTCACAAGCAGGAACTGCTGAAGCGTTACGACCTGAAGGAGTCGCACGACAAGGTCGACGGTGCGCCCGGAGGATGGGGCGACAGCGACGAGGGAACGAACTTCGACATCAACCGGCCAGACGAAGTCAAACGTGCTGCCAAGACCGAAGCGTCACGCAAAGAGGCAGCACTCAACTCAATCGCTTGGAGGTGATCCTTGGCGAAGCGAGCAGCAAAGAAGGCAGCAAAGAAGGCAGAGGTCAGCCTCACTGCCTCGAAGGTCTGGGCACGCAACCGTGACCGCGATGACCTTCGAGTGAAGACGTTCGACCCGAAGACCGGCGATCCAGTTCTCGGCGAAGTCGACCTCAACGCAGTGACTATCGCGCTTGGACCTGCCGTTGCTGCGGCAGCAGCAGCAGACGCGAAGTAGACGAACAGCATCTTTTCATTTTAGCGCAGGAGTCAATTGATGGAAGAGGGAATGGAAGAAGCACCGGTAGGACTGGTGGACGAAACACCTACCCCTGAGTCTGTCGAAAGCGGTGACGAATTCGCCTCAGATATGTGGCCCGACGCCGGTTCCGAAGACAACGATCAGGGAGAGGATTCGACAACAGCCCCGGCACCTTCTGAAGCTCCGTCATTCGATCCGTCCAGTGTGAACCTTGCACGGACAACCGAAGACGAGGTGCCCGAAGAGTATCGTCCGATGTTCTCTGAGATGCAGAAGCAGTTCAAGGGACTGCAGACGACACTCAACGAACGCAACCGCGAATTCGAGGAGTTGAGCGCGCAGCAGGCACCGGCTCAGCCGCAGGAGCCGCCCCGACTCGCGCCTCAACCGAACCAAGATCCGAACTCGCTGCCGACCACGCAGCAGAATCCGTATCCGTTCCTCGAAGAACGAGTGCAGACAGCAATCAACAACGGACAGATCACCTACGAGCAGGCTGCGGGTGTTCGACAGGAGATGATCGATGGTGCTCAGCAGGTCGAGCAGATCGTCAACCATCTCTTCACTCCGTATCTGCCATACCTCAACGTCCTGCCGCAGATGGCGGACTACCTCGGCAACATGATCCAGTTGCAGCAGAACGAAGCAACAGCGACTATGGACTCAGACTTTGCAGAGGCATCCGCAGTCTACGGTGAAGCGGTCGAGGCGTGGAAGCCGATGATTCAAGCACTCGTCGGTCAGGTGAATCCCGTCACGAATCAGCCGTTCACGGTTGATACGGCGACGCAGCATCACCTCGGCATCACGGCAGTTCAGGCTGAAGAGCTTCGCGAGAAGCACAAAGCCGCAGTGAGCGGAGCGCGGAGGAAACTGGGCAAGCCCGGAGCACCGAAGGCACCAGTGGCTGCACCGAATGGTCGGCACCTAACTGAAGAGCAAGCTGATCGCCAGATGGCGCAAGCCGGTTGGGATCGGTAGTGAATAGGAGCCGCCACTAATGGCACCAACATCTCAGACAAGAAACTGGGATCTCGCTTGGACGACGTCGATGGACGTCCATCGCAAGCGGATCACCGACAACATTAACAACCAGAACACCACGCTCGAAGTGATGCGCGGCTCTGGTCGTGTTGAAGTTGATCGCGGTGGTAGGATCATCCGCGAGGATCTCTATTACGCCAATGGCACGATGGAGTGGATGTCCGGTCGACAGCCGGTCAGCACCGACGAGCCTGATGGCGTGACTGCCGCTTTCTACGAGACACGTTATGCGGTCGTGCCGCTCGTGATCTCGTGGACG